GTAAGTACCAGATGAGGTAATCACTTGAGTATTAAGCAAGCGGCCTACTACACCGGAATCATCCACCAAACCAAGGTTTTCGAGAGCCGTTTGCACAGTGCCATCCGATTTGATATCGCCAAACGGATTCTTGCGGCTTAACAGCAGCGCACGAAGCGCGGTAAGCAGCTGGTCGTGCCGCGCCTTCTCCAGACTGGCACCGGATGCCTCCACCACGCTGCAGAGTTCTTCCTGCAACATGTCAAAGTAGTCATCATCCAGATCGGTGGCTGGCGTGCCGGTCTGGGGGTTACCACGGGTAAAACCGTTCTTACCCGCGCCGAACTTATCCTTCTGCGCGGTTTTTGTGTCTATACGATGCATGGATTACTCCGGATATTTAAAAATTACGTAGGTATGCGACGGGCAGAGTTTGTTAAGCACACATTCGACAACGGTGTCCCCCCAGATACGCAGTGCGGAATCACAGGGGTCGCCACATGTCATCCAGGTGGTGTTGGTGGCGGCTGGCATGTTGACCTGCCAGTAATACCGCCATTCCGGCACATTCACCGCGTCAGTACAGGCCGATGAGCAGGTGAACGTGCTTTTATCGTATTGCGTGATAGTGGCGTCTGGTCTGCCCAGGGCAGCAAGCTGTGCAAGGTAAAAATCCTCATTGATGCCGCCCGCCAGATTAACCTTCGCATCCAGCCGTTGCTGACGCTGGCGAAGGGTCTGTGTCCCTGCGGGAATACATTCATCCGGCAGACCGCACAGACGCTCCCAACGGTTTATCAGTTCAGTGGTGGTGCGCGGATCCAGCTCCCGCATCAGGGCATCCGCACGCTGATGAACACGGGTTAATGACGGTGCCGCACCAGCAATCGCCGGATCGCTGGCTGACCACGCCGGACCGGGCGGCAGCAGTGCCGACAACAGACGGATGTAATCATCGTTTGTCACGTCCATGAAATCGCCCCCAGAACCGCCAGTTCATTTTTTGCAATGGAGATATTGTCCGCCGGTGCAAGCAACTGATGGCTGTATTCCCCGTTCGCACCGGAAATCGCCTCACTGATACGTGACACCTTCAGTTCTCCCTGCGGATAACCATCACGCAGCAGGAACGAACGCAACTCGGCGGTGATGGCAGCCCGTATTTCCGGTGTGTCCGGCGTCACGCGGATATGAAAATCCACCGTATGTGCCACCGGCCTGAACACATACAAATCAGAGCCTGCCACCGGGGCCAGTGGCCCGATATGTTGTCTTGCCGCCGTTTCCGTTGATTCTTCCGGAATGGGATTAATCAGGTCACTGCTGGCAATCATCACACCGACAGTTCCCGTTCCCATCCAGTGACGGTATGTCCATGCGCGGGTAATGCCGGGCACTTCTTTAGCCCAGACGACATAGTCCCCGTCAGCCCCGCCCTGCGGCGTCCAGTAATACCGCTCAATGACGCGGGCGCGCCACGTTTCCAGATCTTCAGTATCGAATCCGCCAGTCAGGGTATCTGCAACACCGGAAGACGGCAGACCATTCACCGGCGTGACCAGGATTAATGCCGTACCGTCGTCAGCGTTACCGACCGCGCCTGTAGTTGAGCAAGTGATCGGCACACGCAGGACACCACCGGAGCTGATTGCATCGGCAGTTGCCGTGTACTGAACCAGGTCATCGCGCTGAATCACGCTCCCGGCAGTCACCTTCAGGCCATCGCTGACACCTTCCCAGCGCATATACCCGCTGGCAGCCGTGGCCCCCTTGCGCGGACACCGTTTCATCGCAGCATGTCGCGCCAGCCAGGACTCATCGCACAGGTCAGGCAGCATATTCATTGCCAGATAATCGATGTACCCGTAAACCGTATGCAGCGCCGCCGCATACACCTTTGCCCGCACGTCTTCATCCATGCGCCGGAGCGTGTCGCTGACGTCCAGCCTGGCGAATAAATCGTTACGGAGCATACTGATATTTTCTGCCAGCGTCGGGCGCTGAAATTCACTGTCCGCCATGCGTTATCGCACTCCACAGATCATCAAAAGAAATCATTACCGGTCCGTCACGACGCCAGAGAGTGATACTGTTACCCAGCTCATTAATCCCGGTGCGGCGGATATCCAGATCAATACGGGACACCACGCCGTCATCAATCATCCATTGCAGGCATTCGCGGATATACCCCCTTACCGTCTGCACCAGCTGATTGGTCAGTTTGCTGCGCTGAAGCAGCCACAGTCGGGAGCCGTAACGGTCATTCTGTACCGCAGGCCAGGTATCCCCCCACCATCCCATCGGGACGTCGGCGTTGTCATCAGGCTCCGCCCGCCGCCAGGTGAACAGGGAAATCACCACGGCGCGGGTCAGCGGATCCAGCGGTGCGCTGGCGCAGGTGCGTTTACCGTTCACCGTCAGCCACAGTTCCATCATGCCTCCATCGCTTTATCAGGTTTGTCGGTGTTACTGCCCTGACCGTTCTCTCTGTGACGATGCCCGTTATAGGCAAGCCGCATCGCTGACATGGTGGTGCCGCTGGAGTCGCACAGGTCTTTCACCTGTCCTGTCACTTCCAGGTCCATTTCAAAACGTGCTTTAGGTGAATTGCGAAACGTGATCGTTTTACCTGCACCGTCCACCACGATCCCCTCCCGGGTCAGCGTCACGGACTGCCCCTGATCGTCATAGACAGCCACCTCACCCGTCTGCAGCCCTTTCAGGCGGTAACGCCGATCCGACACCGTAACAACCACCGCATGAGAACGGTCACCATCCGGAAACAACACCACCGCTTCCGCACCGCTGTTTGCCCTTGCGGTAAAACCGTAAGGTTCAAGATGTTCAACCCCGGCTTTGGGTTCACCGGCAATCAGGGACACATCCACGGTCTGACATTTCGTGGCGGCACTGATGCTTTTCACCACGGCCCGCCCAATCAGGCCGAGGAGTTGTCGCTGCATGGCTTCAATCGTCCTCATCAGAACGGGTCCTCCTGTACTCTGGCTTTTTTCTTTTTCCGCGCGCCGGGGGCTTCGGGTTCAGGCAGATAAGCATCAGGTGGGCCGACACGGATTTCCGTCAGAGTGCCGTTCTGGTCCTGAGTAAACGTGACTTCCGAAACAAGCAGTTCGGTATTGTCGAAACCACAGACCGGATCAAAGACAATCACCCGCTGGTTGGGCTGCCACAGCGTACCATTACCCTGTCGCCAGCCCTGCACCACATAGGTGGTTTCATCCGTCCGCGCCGCCCGTTGTCGGGCTTCAAAGTCCGCACGGGCAATACAGCCTGCCCCCGTAGCCTGCCCTGTCTGCCTGATATACATCGGACGGTAACGGGCAATAAATGCGTCCTCTGTGCGGGCCCGCAGCGCGGTGGTGGTGGCCTCACCGAAATCATCGTCGTTTCCGGCACGCTGCCCCGCCACCTGGTAAACAGAAAACCGCTCCCGGATACTCTTCTCCGTATCGCAGGAAAGGATGTTTTCCCCGAGTACCAGCGCAGTATGTGCCCGCGTTGAGCCAATACCGCCAATCACCAGCCTGCCGTGCGGGTCGTCGTAAGCCAGTGCCTGCTGCTGACCGAGTATTTTGTTGATTACCTCAATCACCGTTTCACCGTAATCAGGCTGGACATCAGGAATAATACCCGACGGCGCACCGTTGTTCACCACCTCAATGCCGAAAGGCGCAGCAAGCGCCTGCGCAATCTGTACCAGCGATCGTCCGTTAAACTGTGTCGGTTCGGCTGCACAGTCAATCAGGTCAGCGGTCAGACTGCGTCCGGCAATACCGGTGCTGACCGAACGGGCATCGTAACGAACGGGCGTCGCCTCCACCCAGCCGGTGATCACCAGCTCATCACCAATCAGCACCTCCACTTTTGAACCGTTTTTAATGCGCGGCTGAAGCGTGGTAATACCCTCATCTCCCGGCCACTGGCGGGTGATCTCCACACTGAAATCCCGCGCCAGCCGTTCAATACCGGCACCGATGCGCACCGATGTCCAGCCATTCCACTCCCGGCCATTTACCCGTAGCGTGACATTGTCGTTCATTGCACTGGCACCTTCAGAGGGATCACCGGCACAAAGCCGGGATGCGTAATGGCATTACGCCGGATAATGTCCGCATCACGCGCCGCGTTATCAAACCAGGTCGCCGCCAGCACCAGCGCGGGTAAAACCTCATCCGGCGTGCGCTGAATGATCCGTGCAGACTGTTCAAGGCGCGTGTTGATATCCGCATTCAGATCTGCTTTCACCCGGCGCAGCGCCAGAAACAGCGCATCACTGGTTGTACGGGACAACTCCTTATCAATTGCCGTATTCAGTGTGTCGCGAATGTCAGTCAGTTCTTCCCACGTCGGCAGGTCAACCGTGCTTTTCACCGCCGGAGCATTGTTCAGTGCCGGATGCGTGACGGAAGGCCAGTCAGTGCTCTGCGCGGGTGTTGTTGCCTGCCCCACTGCGGCATTCTGCATCACCGCGGAAGTTGTTGGCGCAGGCAATCGGGTGACGGCATACGCCGCTTCGCTGATTGCGGTCGTACGAAGGATGCTGGCAACCACGTTACGCTGCTGCGTCGCCGTGGCGGTGGTTTTACTGTCCGTTTTCCAGACGCCGCGCGGTTGCAGATCGCTGCCGAGGCTGACACCGGAAAGCGTTTTGATCATGGTGACCAGGTCGCTGGCGTTACCATAAAGGCGTTTCCCGGTACGCCACATTTTCTGCACCTGCTCAACGAAATTTTTGCCTGACGATGGTGGCGGCAGAAGTACCGAGATATCCCCCTGCAACAGCCTGGCGGCATCCGATACGGCAGAATCCACCACTTTCATCGCATCAGAAACATACCCAAGCATTGTGCTGGCATTACCGATAACGTCGTTCTGCACAAAATCCGCCACGCCATCGATACTGAAACCGCTGAAGCTGTCACTGATGCAGTCATCCAGTGCAGAACAGGATGACATCAGCGTCTGCGCCGTCGCCACGCCTGATGTGGGGTAAGAGAGATCTCCCGCTTCGACAAACTTCAGGTCAAAGCGGACAATACGCCCTTCACTCTTCGATGTGCTGACCCGAACTTCCCCGTCAACACAGACTTTCAGCTCACCGTATGTCGGGTGGACAAGCGTGCCGGGACCGGGTTTATTCAGCGCGTCAATCAGGCGATCGCGCTGGTCAAAGCAGTCATCTCCCACCACATAAGCCGTGATGGACGGGCGGAAAGTGACTTTTCCCAGATCTTCGGTATAGGGTTTGTCGCGGTTCGGATATTCGTGTGTTTCCACACGACGGCCGGTTCCCGCACTTTCTTCTTCAACCTTAAACGGCACACCTCGAAATGACGCATCCTGAAGCCTGTCTTTCCACGTCATATACACTCCGAAAATAAAAAAGCCACCTATTAGAAGGTGGCCTTGTAATGAATTTTATTAATTAGCGAGTCAGAAACAACGAATCTTTATACTTTTGCTGTTGTTCATTTAAATACTTAGCTGTTTCATCGCTGGCAAATGGAAATATTACCGTATTTTTAGGCATGGTAATTTCTTTTTTGTCCAGCGTCAGAGTAAACATAGGAACATACTGAGCAGAGTAACGCACCGCAGAAACGAGCTCTAGTTTAGACTCTTCAATAACACTTAAATTATCCAGGCTAACTTTCTCTTCATCTTTTTTCTTTGACGCATTTAAAGTTTTTATTACTTTATTTAATTTCTCCTGAAAATCCTCCTTAAAGTTTTCAGGATTGCCGTCGACAACAAGAATCTGTTCACCCTGATTATCTGGAAAAATAATCTTTGCACTTATCAATTTATTTTCTTTATAAACATCACCAAGTTTTATGGCTCCTCCAGATAACTGAATAATATGTTCATCTTTAAAGGAGATGTTGCCAGAGATTATGAGAGATGAAAAAATAGCCGCTGCTCCAAGAATTACACTTGCTGTGATATAGCCTTTCATTTTTCGCCTATTAACATTTTTCTAAATGTGCATTAATTCTATCACTCTATTTATGACTTACAACCAGCAATACATGTGAGGGGAATCCTGGCTACCAAAATCGGGTATAGCCAACATCGTGATTTATATCAATGCCACTGGAGCGTGTTTCCGTAACCCGCATACCTGGTGGCATATTTATAAATGATACCTTGATCTCACCATCAACTTTTGGCGCGGTAGCTTTATTAATCATGAAGGGATTCGAGCCTGTGGCATCGGAGGCGTTGTTTGCCTGAGCCGGATCCACCGCCGGATAAGGCGTGTATCCCCGTGCCGGTATTCCCGTCCCATAAGCATCATAAGCACCCGCGCCCCACTGCGCCGAGTTAATGGTATCGACCGTGTCACCGGAACTGTCGGTAAACCATTCAATAATCGGCTTCAGCTTATCCCACATATCCTGAAACCACTTAACAACCGGTCCCCAGTTATTGATCACCATCCCCAGCGGCGACCAGGCAAAAACTTTCTTAAGGAGTTCCCAGCCAGCCTCAAAATAAGGACCAATGGTTTCCCAGAGCTTCTTGAAATAAGGTCCGACAACATCCCAGTTAGTGATAATTAATCCCGCAGCCAGGGCTATCGCCGTCGCAATCATGCCAATCGGCGTCATCGACATGATCCTGCTGACAATGCTGATGGCACTGCCCACGCCCATCAATCCCAGTTTCAGAATCGCAAGACCGGCAGCAAGCCCGACGACGCCGCGAATAACCCGGGGATTTTCATCCGCAAACTTCGTGAATTTCTCCCCCAACTCCCCCAGCCACTGCGTGATGTTCTTAGCGTCACCAGAAAATGCGCCGCCAATAGCCGCAAGGCCGTTAGTTGCGGTCCCCGTCATTGCCTCCCACAGGTTGGACAGCGTACCAAGCTGAGCCTGAACACGTTTATTCAGGCTGGCCTGTTTATTCATCTTCTGCTGGATCTGATCGTAGCCATCCTTTCCTTTATCGATTAGTGCATTGACCACCTGAAGGGTTTCGGCATCATCACCAAATATTGCCTTAAGTACACCGGTTCGCTTAACGTCGGTCAGTTTTCGCAGCTTTGCCAGTTGCCTGAACATGTTATCAAGACCGCCAAAACTCCCTTTGCCATCAGTAAAATCGAGCTGTACCCCGAGTTTCTGGCGGGCCATGATTTTATTGACGTCCCTGATTTTCTTAACGCTTAATCCGGACTGGATAACTTTTCGCAGGGCATTACCTGCCGACTCCCCGTTCATCCCCATCTGATCCATCATGACACTGATGGGGGCAAGACTCTGTGCAGCCTGAAGACCGTCCTTATTCACCATCTTCAGAACAGAGCTGGTTTTAGTGAAGAATGACAGCATGTTGGTATCGTCCACGCCCAGATAAAACGCCTTCTGAATTGTGTCGAACAGCCCCATCATGTCTTCTGAGGCCGTTCCGGTAGCATCCTGCATCTTTGCGGCAAACTCAGCAGCCGCTTCCGGTGTTTTTTTCAGTTGTACCGCAAGATAAGCTGTCGCTTTACCCACACCACCAAGAATGTTTTCTGCCGGGATCCCCTGACGCACCAGCATCTGCATCATGTTCTGGAAATCAGCCGTTGTACCGGGTAGCTGGTTACCCAGGCCAATAGCCAGTTTATTGATGTCCTGAAAGCTCTTTCCAACCTCGCCGTTCGCATCCATCATGGCGACTTTCAGCCCGGTGGCGGCGTTTTCCTGATCAGCATAAGATTTCAGGGAAAGCGTCAGACCCGCTGCCAGTCCGCCACCAAGCGCCAGCCCACCCTGTGACGCTTCTTCCGCCTGGCGTTTAAATCCCCGGATTTTCTTTTGCATTTTCGACAGCGCGGGAGAAAGCCTGTCGACACCGGTGATCAACGCCTTAAGCTCAAATTCAGCCATGTGTGCGTTTCTCCTGCTCTATCCTGTTTGCCTGACTGACCAGCAAGGGAATTTCACTGATCGGCATATTCAGCAATTCGAAGGGATTAATGCGCCAGTAGCTGGCGCAGTCAAAGAAGCGATCAGTGAGGTATTCAGCCGTCAGGCCTGGAGGAAAAAACCAGCCACAAGCCACGCCGCTGCATTCAGGTCTGCCGGAGACATCTGGTCGACAGAGCTTTGCGGCACTTTCGCCAGCCGCACAATGTATTTCGACACCACATGCGCCAGAAGTCTGACGGACTCATCCTGATTCATCTGGTAGGGATACCCCAGCTCGCGGACATCCTTCCCGGTGGGTTCATCAAACTCCAGTACGGAGAGTGTCTCACCATGAGCGATAATCGGTTTCTTTAACTCAAGCTCTTTCATTACTGGTAATCCCCTTCTTCACCGTGGAACTCAAGATCAACCGTGCCTTCTTCGGCATTATGGTTCGCTTCTCCGTGCAGCCAGGCGGACGACAATACATAGACCTGACCGTTCGCCAGCTCGGCAGTGATGGTCATCTCATCAGACGAGGTGATTTTGCTCACCGGAAAATTCTTCGGCACCTTGAAGGTCCCTTTGACATAAGGCGCACGGTGAGTTTCCTTGCGGTCCACTGAACCGTCCAGGCCGATGATGTCATCATTGACCGTCCTGTTCATGGGCACCTCAATGCCGCCGGTCAGCGATAGCTGCTGACCGTCAATTTTGAAATAACAGGTTCCCCCGATACGGGCCATTATGCAGACTCCTCTGAATACTGAAGACGGAACTGGTTAACCACGGCAAAAACACGCAACTGGTTAACATAGTCAGGCGGGAACAGCGTGTTCAGGCGGTTCGGATCGCTGGCATCACGCTCCACAACCAGGTACTGCTTAAACAGTTCGTAGTTTTCCACGATCCCCGCACGCTCAAGCTGACGGTAGGTTGCCAGCAGTTCCCCTTTGATTACCGCCGGGGTGACAATCGCCTGACCGGGACCAAAGCGGGTACCGTCGCTGGCAAGCTTGTGACGCCCGTACTTACTGGTAATGACGGATTTCAGTTTGCGCAGTACATACGCACTGGTATGCAGCGTCTCGCTGTCGAGGTAGCTGTTATCCGCAACCCCGTAAGCATTTTTCCTGTACGTGGTGACATCACGCTGAATGCGCAGCACCCCGCTTTCGACATACGCCGTTGCCACGCCATGAGACAGCAGGGTCTGCTGCTCGGTCATCGTGAACCGTTTCCCCTTCGGCGCAGGCAGCATACCCACCAGCTCACCGGTCTGCGTGGGACGTGCCGGATCGTTGCGGATAAACACCGCTGCGCGGGCGGTACGGCTTGCCGCCAGCTCGTCGGCAGGCGTCTGGGTGTCTTTTTCGTACCCCGCCAGGGTAATGTGCTGCTGGTTAAACTGGTCACCTGCGGTCACCAGTTCTGACAGCGTGCCGATCTTTGCCGTATACACATGACCATACAGCTGACGCGCATAGCTCCAGCGACCGCTGGTATCGTTCATCTCGGTCACCAGCGTGTTAACGGAGGCCGTGTCGTTGAACGGCAGGCCGATATAATCAAACGGCTCATCCGCCATTGCAGCCACCGCGCCGGTGAGAACAGGAGCGCCCGTTCCGGCGTTCCCCGTCGCCACGGCAATCTGTACGCCCGCTGGCAGCACTTCGCCCCCACCGAAGCCGTAGTAATTGAGGCTGACAGGAATTTCATTCCCGCAAAGCCCCTTATGGCGAGCGGTCAGTGTAACCACACCAGCCGAAGATGAGGCCGTAAACGGCAGGGCCGGAACGGCATTGATGGCATCTTTGATACTGCTGGCAATCGTCGCGACGTTATCGCCGTTGGTCACCGGTGCCTGCACGCGGGTACGTCCCACATAAACATTCACCGTGCCGGTTTCGGTTGCTGCCCCGGTCACCGTCAGCGTAACTGTTGCCGCCGCGCCTGTGGATTCAGGAACGGCAATCACATACAGCTCGCCAAACGGGTCAGTCTGGCGATAAGCCTCGACCATACGCGCCAGCTGACTTCCCGCACCACAAATCTGGCGTGCATAGTCTGCCGACGGCATCAGTACCAGACTGTTGGCAACAATCTCTGCACCGTTATTGGCATGACCAATCAGCAGCGATGCTCCGCTGTCCTGTGCAGTATTCGCCGCCTGGTTATCCATTTCCGCATAAAACAACGGAACCAGCGTATTCGACGGAATGGTGTTAAAGCTTATCGTCATCGGTGTTCACCTTTTTATTCACGCGCCGGATATCACCCGCGGCTTCACGGCGCAGCCAGTAGTTGTTCTCGTCAACATTTCGCCCTTCGGCGGGCAAAAGGTCGCCGCGGGCAGGGTCAGGCACTGACCGCCCTTTAACAGGTTTCACAAACATGATGATTCTCAGGAAGGAAGGGTTATTTCGGTGTGATGTTCGATATCGCCGTCAGGCCCGTTACCGGGATCGAGATAATCAACATCAATCGCCAGCGTTCGCAGTTCATCCAGACTGTTCAGGTCATCCTGCTGGCGGGTATCGTCTTCAGTCAGCTCGCTGATGACCGAAAAATCGAACTGATAAATCAGCTCATGACGATTCAGATCCAGCAGCGTACCGCCGTCATAGGTAATCGGGTTACCGCACGCTTCCGGGTTCCAGCCCAGCAGAGCCTTAAAGAGCATCTGCCGGACATCGTCCACCACATCATACGAGGCAAACTGACCGCGCTCATCACGCCCGTTACTCAGTATGACAACCACGGAGAAGCCCTCTTTCAGCTCCTGCCAGTAGTCGGTCTGGCTTTTGTTTTCTCCCGGAGAGTCATCACCCGGTACCACATATGCCGCCGGGAGCTTCAGCTTTCCGACCTCCGGCAGATTTTTGAACTGGGCCGCGCCTGCAACCCGGTTTTCAAAATACGGACAGCGGGCACGCAGTGCAGCAATAACAGGCGTCAGTTTCATCTGTGTCGTCGCTCCGGCTTCAGTGATTTACGCAATTCCCGCGCCAGAAAATAGCGTGTCCAGCTGCGGTTCTTTTCAAGAGTTTCCACCATGAAGTTATTACGTGGAGCCAGTCGCCAGCCGCTGCCACCGGATGCACCACGATGATGGCTGCGACGACGCTTTGCCCCTCGCCTCACGCCATAGAACAAAAAAGCCGGATAAAAATCACCGGTGATACGGCGATTTCCCTCTCCATTACGCTGGTTAGGGGCTATACGTGCCATAAAACCAGGGCGATGTTTACTGGCTCTGGGTACCATGTAACCAATCGAACGAGCCAGGCGTCCGGTCTGATAACCGGGGTTTTCACCCGGTGCCGACCGCGCACGGCGCATCACCAGCCGACGGGCATCACGCATATGACGCTGACCAATCGTGACAAACGCCCGCCGGACACGGGCGCGGTTAAAGCGCATCTCCGCGGGCTGCTGAAAATCAACGTGCAAAAAGGAAGTCGTCATTGTTGCCTCCGTGACTCTGCCTACATTCGCCCAGCTCCGTACACTCCAGCAGCAGAAAGCGCCGCGCCCCGTTCAGATCACGCTGACGTTTCACCCGATACACACTGTCATCACAGACCACCTCATAATCAGCAGTGATCCCCCGGCGGTAGCGAATGGTGATGTAATGGGTGATGGCGTCTCCGATCTGCGCGGTTTCCTGCCAGGTGGTGGCACTGGTCTGGATAACCTTCGCCCATGCCCGGAACGCAACCGGGTATTGAGGCTCCACGCCAAAGTTATCCGCGGGCATATCCACCCGCTGGCGGATCAGGACGCGTTTATTCAGCTCGCCTGGGTCAGGCAGAATGTAGGTTGCGCTGGTCTGCGCCTGACGAATTTTCATTGCGGAAAGTACCTGTACGGGCCGACAAGCCAGCCAAAACTCTGCGGCATGTCGAGTTTCTCCACTTCCGTAACCGACGAGCGGTTTTCGTAAAAATGGCTGATAAGCATCAGCATCCCCAGACGAATATCATCCGGCAGGTGCAGCCCGTCCGGATCGCTGTCCGGAATGGTTTTATCCGGTGCATAGAGCTTCCGGTTCAGATACGTTTCCGTCCGCTTTTGTGCCGCACAGGCCAGCAGTTGCAGATGGCGGTCATCAGCATCGAAATCCTCATCCAGCCGGAGTTGGGCTTTAATCTCTTCCATTGTCAGAAGCATACTCAGCCCTCTTTACTGGTCGTGGCTTTTTTCTCTTTTGCCGCTTTACTGCTTTTTGCACTGATTCCGCGCTCTGCTAACCCGGCCTGAAGTGCAATCTCCTGCACCCGGGCAGGAAGCGCCCCGTCGTCATACTCACCGGCCCGAATGACCTCAACACGCATACCGTCCGGTGACCATTTCAGATCTTGTTTCAGTATCATGATTCTTCACCCGTCAAAACAGGGGGCGCGGTTCCGCGCCCCTGAATGATTACGCCGCTGCAATCTTCAGCAGTTTGATGGCCTGCGAATCGACCAGCATCCCGCCGGTGCGCTTGGTGGTATAAAAACCGACAAACGGTTTATTGGTGTACGGGTCACGCAGAATGCGGGTGCCGATACGGTCAACGATGGTGTAACCCCGTTTGAAGTTACCAAATGCAATGGCTTTCGCATCAGCGGCGATATCCGGCATCTGTTCGTTTTCAGCGATACCGTAACCCGCCAGAGAGGACGGCTGCCCCAGTTCCAGCCCTGGACGCCACAGATAGTTACCCTCGCTGTCTTTAAGCAGACGGATGGCAAACAGGCTGTTGTTGTTCATCATGAACTTCGCGCCAGTGCGGTGTGCCTTACGCAGCGTGTAAATCAGTTTGATAATGGCGTCTGCGGTCACCGCGGTCGCTTCGCCGGATACAATATGCTGAAGTTTGCCGAACGCCCGGACCTTGTCGGTTTCATCAGTGGATTCATACGCCAGGAACCCTTTCGGCTTCTTGGTGCCATCGCCTGAGGTAAAGGCAATTTCTTCCTGTTCGGCAAATTCGGTTGCCAGCTCGCTGTTGATCCATGCCTCCACGTTGAAGAAGGCATCGTCCAGCATTTTCTGGGTAGCCTGCGGGTTGCCGTAGATTTCCCCCATGAGAGGTTCAATCAGCTCCAGTCTGGAGGTGGCAGTCTGGGATCGCGCGTCAGTCTCGCCAACCCATCCGGAAGCCGTACCGCCCAGATTCACCAGTTTTTTGTAGTCGGAGCCGCCAACGGTGATCACCGTGGCTTCCTGACGCATCACCACTTCATCTTTCAGCAGGTTAAGAATGTTGCGATCCAGTTCTTCCGGCACGGCGTAGCCACCGTCTTCATCGGTGCCCACCTGCAATGCCTTACGCTCCAGATCGCGCAGACCGTCTTCACGGCCTTTACGCAGGAAGCCCACAAACGCCTCTTTATGCTCGGTGGCCAGTTTATTTTGCGCTCCACCTGCCGGACGTTTCAGCTCAAGCAGCTCTTTTTCAAGGTCGCTTTTGAGATTTTCCAGCTCGCTGAGTTTCCCGTTCAGGGTTTCCACCTGCCCGGCAAGCTTGCCTTTTTCCTGCTCAATCGCATCCACGCGCTTGTCGTTCTTTGCTTTGAAGTCGTCAAACTTCTGCTGCAGCTCCTGCGCGACCTGTTCGACATCTTTAATATCTACCGCCATCGTATTTCTCCTGATTAGAAGTTCAGATTTTTCAGTGCATTCAGTGCAGAGCTCACATCCTCAGCGTCGCGCAGGGACAGTGCGCCATAGCCCCCGGCCATGAATGCTTTGGCCTGGGTACGGGAGAGTCCGACATCACGCAGGACTCTTTCGATTTTTTTCTGTTCGGGGATTTCCCCGCGGGCCAGCGCGTTCTTGACGTCGCTGATCCGCGCCTCGTCGTTAGACGGGAACGTCACCAGACTGACTTCCCAGAGGTCGATTTCTTTCAGCAGAAAGGCTTCTTTCGTCCGGTCGTATTCCCAGTCTTTCAGGACGTACCCAATAGAAAGGCCGGTTAACGAACCGGCCTTCATGTGTGCATGTGCGCGTTTTGCGAGGGGATCATCATCAATAAGCAACCGTCCCCTGACGTAAAGCCCGACATCGTCTTCCTTCATTTCGGTGTAAACACCGATGGGTTCATCCATGCGGTGCTGCCAGAGCAGCGCAGGTAACGCTTTTCTGTCACTCCACGCCCGCAGGGAAGCGGCAAATGCCCCTGACATCACCACATCATCGTGGCTGTCCTTTACACCAAAGACGGAGCCATACCCTTCAAACTCACCGGAGTCACTGACAGATTTCAGACTCAGCGGTACATCAAGACGTTGTTTCGTCTGCATTGGCGTTATCCTTCTGCTTACCGGCTTTACTGCCATCGGAGGGTTTCGTGGTCATGTTCATCGGTGTGAGATAGACATCACCACCGGGACGCGGATTCATATCTTCCAGGTCGCGGCAGTCATTGGGAGAGTAAATTCCCCAATTGATCCCGGTAGCGTAGGCTTCAAAACGGGACTTCATATCCCCACGCAGTAAGGCCCCGGCGTTAAATTTGGCGTAATAAACGCCCTGCTTACTTTTTCGTACCAGTCCGGTGTTGATCCGCTGCTCAATGCGGGTCAGATACGGCACCAGTGAATAGTTGATAAATCCCAGCCCCAGCTCTTCGATATTGTTGAAGGTGGCGCGATCGGTGTTCTGCACCATGTGCAATGGCACCCGGAACAGACGACAGATTTCTTCAAGCTGAAACTTGCGGGTTTCCAGGAACTGGCTGTCCTCGGCGTTCAGCGCCATCGACTTCCAGTCCAGCCCCATCTCAAGGATCATCGGGCGGTGAGCATTGCCAAGCCCGGTGTGACGCTCCTCAAAATCTTTCTTCAGGCGCTCATAAGCCTGATCTGACAGCGTCTGCTCTGTACGCAACACACCCGACGTCACCGCGCCATTGCTGAACAGTCTGGCCCCGTGCTCTTCGGTCGCTGCCGCCAGCGATATTGCCTCGCGGGCATAGGCGATGGGATTCAGCCCCACCAGTCCGTCCAGCGTCAGCGTGCGCACATGCCAGATATCTTCCTGGCTCAGTACATCCGTGGAGCCATCCGGGAATGTGACCTGATAGACCGGCTCCCAGCTACTGTTAAGCTTCGGTACCACACAGCCGGGATCGACGGGCAGCAGTTCAGCCACTTCGCCAAATGCTTTCACTTTGTAGGCGTAAAAGTTTCCCCGCAGGCACAGACAGGTGACCACCAGCTCCCAGAACTCCTGCGGCGTCATATAGCCATTGGGATGCGTGGAGATCAGCTTATGCAGACGTTCGCCAGTGGCTCTCTGCTTCAGGCTGCCGTTCAGGTGATACAGGTTGCAGGGCAACATCCCGACCGACTCCGCCAGCACCCTGACACAGGAAAAAACCGCCGTCAGTCGCATGGCCCGCTGGCTGCTGATCTGCTTTCCGGTATAGGTGTCGTAGGACAACCCGATAGCCTCCGCCAGCTCTGCTGGCGTGGTCACCGGTGCGTCACTTTTTCGTTGAAATAATCCCGAAAAGAACACTATTTACCTCCGCCGACAGACGACTGTGTACGGTCGAGATATCGCGCCACCAGCCACGACCAGAACAGGCACAACGCCCCGGCAACAACAAACCCCGCCGGGGGATAAATCAGCCAGGCACCATACGCCAGCAAAAGCGCCCCCAGCACGCCCACCAGAGGCGCGAGAATCAGCATGATCATAATTACCTCAGTTAAAGCGAGCGGATCCCATAGGACTCAATGTGGTCAGACAGCGTGTCTTCTTTCCCGTACAGCATGGCTCTGCCAACCGCCATAATCAGCGCCACTGCACCATCGATTTTGTTTTCCGCCTGCTCTTTGACGGGCTTCACCACATCATCGTTACCCGGAATGGTTTTGCCGACCACGTTGCCGATACACCAGGTCATGATGGGATTGCCATCATGATGAAAGCGCCCCGATTCAATTGCCGCTTCCAGCTCTTTCATCGGGTCGGACATGTTGGTGTAGTTCTGAATGATAGTGATGGGGTTCAGGTCTTCATCAGCAAGGTCATGTGACAACCCGGTCGCCCCGAAGGGGTCGATGGGTGACTCACTGACCGGGCTGATTTTGTTCGCCGCTTTGGCCTCCTCGAGGATGTAGCGATAATCCACCTCCGCACCATCGGTAACGGTCAGAACGCCCATTTCCACCCATTTCTGAAAGCGTTCGGCTGTCCGGCGATCTTCATTTTTCTCGACGCTATACACCGTGTCATACGGTACCCAGAAACGCGGGGCCACACTGTAGTAATGCGTTTTACCGTCAATCTCGCGGGTATAAAGTCGCGCCATGCTGTTCATATCCAGCTTACGCGCCAGGTCAAAGGCCAGAATGCACGGCTGCCCCTCGAACTGCTCAAGAGTCAGTGATTTATCCTCGCAGCTCTGCCAGCTCACCAGGTTGAAATACGCCGAACGCGCCGACACCCAGATATTGAGGTGTTTTGTTTTAAAGACGTTTGCCAGACGGGCGTTATTTTTCGCACGCTGCTGCTGACTTAACAAAAATTCGCGATAAACCGACACGCCAATATTTGGATTGGCTTTTTCCAGCACCTGCGGGTCGGTCCAGTCGTCACCTTCATCAACGGTATAGATGATCCCGAACAGTTCATCGTTAGGCACCGAGCCGTTGAGCATCTCGATGACTTCCCGCCGTTTGTCGTAGCACGGCCCCTCAATGTTGTACCCGGCGGTGGTGATGGCCCACATCAGTGGCTGACGTCGCGCCCCCATCCCGGTAAGCATTGTGGTATAAAGCGCATCGGTGGCATGCTCGTGATATTCATCAACCACGGCACAGTGGGGTGATGAACCATCACCTGGGTTGCCGATCAGCGGTTCAAACCGCGCGCCATCCTCCGGACGGTTCATGTTTGAGGCGTTAACCTCAATCCCGAACGCTTCCGTCAGCATGGGTGTGCGTTTACACATCAGTCGCGCCGGGCGAAAGACTTCCCACGCCTGTTTCTCTGTCGTGGCACCGGAATACACTTCCGCGCCAAACTCGTTATCACAGGCAAAACAATACAGGGCGACACCGGCAGAGATTGCCGATTTGCCGTTCTTACGGGGGATTTCGGTATACACCTCACGGAAGCGGCGCAGCCGGGAGCCTTTATTGACCCAGCCAAACGCACAGCAGATCACAAAGAGCTGCCACGGTTCCAGCGTGATGGGCATCCTCTTGAATGCCCACTCCCCCTTGGTGTGTGGCAACAGCTGAATAAATTTCGCGGCCCGTTCAGCCAGGTCCTTGTCGAAGCGGTAACGAAACGACTTACTTTTTTCCGCCATCAGGTCATCAAGATGGCGCTGGCAGGCCTGAATCACAAACTGGCAGGCCACAATCTTTCCGCGCACGACATCACGGGCATACTGATTGGCAGCATTTACGTTGGGGTAAGATTTCCGGCTCATGATTCGATGATTTTCAGAAACGGGTTAGTGGCTTTCTTCTGCCCCGCCAGGCCAATCAGACGCTGGCGGCTGCTGGGGTCGAGTCCGAGCATTGCCCCCGTGCTGCTCATCTCGGACTCCTGTTCTTTCTTGGCGGTCAGCTCCGGATTTTTGACCATACCGCCCATTGCACCGGTGATGGTGTTGCCCTGTCTGGCAATATTTTTCACGGCACGTCGCCAGAACTCATAGGCCACGCACCACCGCTCAAGTACCGCTAGGTCAGTCACGCACAGCAGGCCCTGACCGCAGAGTTCTTTGGTTGTCAGTTGCCACATGATCGTGGCGAGAGGGAGATCCTCTTCAGCGAACCACTCCGGTGGCTCAACACCTTTGATGGGCGTAAAAACAGGTTCATCTTTGTTCAGGGCTCGCTTGCCGGGGTTTCCGGACAGCGCCTTGCGCGCCGTTGGCTTGGGGCGACGCCCGGAACGCCCCGCCGTTCCAGCCATATGCGGCACTCCTGGTTAAATTTCATTTTTCGCGGGTATAAAAAAACGATGGGGCGGGCAGTCCGGAAGACGTCAGGCCGCAGGGATTTGACCCGCCCCTCCCCTCAGGCAGTTGAGAATCATTATCACTTCAACCGTTCACGGGCCGTCTTCGCCTTATGACACGGCCAGCACAGACTCTGCAGATTACAGTCGGCATCAGTGCCGCCATGCGCTTTAGGGATGATGTGGTCAACAGTTTTCGCCTCACGCACCACACCAGCACGCAGACATAACTGACACAGGCCTTTGTCACGCTTCAGAATGCGCGTACGTATAACATCCCACTTAGAACCATAACCACGCTGATGACGGGACTGTCCTGGCTTGTATTGCTTCCAGCCTTCGCTTTTGTGGCTTTCGCAATAACCTGACGGGTCAGTGGTGGTATGGCGGCAGCCGCGAACACGGCAGGCTTTTGGGGTTCGTGGGGGCATATGTACTCCAATGAAGAAACCAGCGAAATAGCTGCCTTCATTCGTAGTAAACCTTTTTCATCAACGCAGTAATGGATTCTTTGAAGAGTCGCGATCAATACAACTCACTAATGGAGAGACTTGTCTCACGCATGAGACAAATTTCCCGTTTGATTTAATGGACACTATAGAGGGACAGAATGCCTTCCTCACTCGAATCACATCAATTAAGGAGGTTCAACATGTTTCATTCCACAAGTCATCAGGCTGTAATTATGGCAGCATCAGTTTGTGCCAAAGACCTTTTCCGCTTCACTTTGAGCCTGATTCATTTCTACCTGACCGGCTCGCCTCTATCTTTTTAATCCCCGCTTTATCCAAATTGCATTGCCATAATGCCGACAACACACTGACATTCAAATCCAGACTACCTCCAATAGTCTGACCGTACACCTATATAGTTTTAATTTTCATCAATCCATTTAACTATCGTTTAATTGTTGTCACATAGGATTCTGCTGTTTTTAACAATACAGGATAATAAGATGAAAAAAATGTTGTTTTCTGCCGCTCTGGCAATGCTTATTACAGGATGTGCTCAACAGACGTTTACTGTTGGAAACAAACCGACAGCAGTAACACCAAAGGAAACCATCACCCATCATTTCTTCGTTTCGGGAATTGGACAGGAGAAAACTGTTGATGCAGCCAAAATTTGTGGCGGCGCAGAAAATGTTGTTAAAACAGAAACCCAGCAAACATTCGTAAATGGATTGCTCGGTTTTATTACTTTAGGCATTTATACTCCGCTGGAAGCGCGTGTGTATTGCTCACAATAATTGCATGAGTTGCCCATCGATATGGGCAGCTCTATCTGCACTGCTCATTAATATACTTCTGGGTTCCTTCCAGTTGTTTTTGCATAGTGATCAGCCTCTCTCTGAGGGTGAAATAATCCCGTTCAGCGGTGTCTGCCAGTCGGGGGGAGGCTGCATTATCCACGCCGGAGGCGGTGGTGGCTTCACGCACTGACTGACAGACTGCTTTGATGTGCAACCGACGACGACCAGCGGCAACATCATCACGCAGAGCATCATTTTCAGCTTTCGCATCAGCTAACTCCTTCGTGTATTTTGCATCGAGCGCAGCAACATCACGCTGACGCATCTGCATGTCAGTAATTGCCGCGTTCGCCAGCTTCAGTTCTCTGGCATTTTTGTCGCGCTGGGCTTTGTAGGTAATGGCGTTATCACGGTAATGATTAACAGCCCATGACAGGCCGACGATGATGCAGATAACCAGAGCGGAGATAATCGCGGTTACTCTGTTCATTGCTGACCCCACAAACAGATTTCACGCTCAATCTCACGACGAGTCATGAGACCTTTCCATTGCTTACCGCCAGCATATGTCCAGCGACGTAGCTGATCACATGCGCCTTTGATATCGCCTTGGTTTATTTTGCGAAGAAGCGTCGATGTTCTGAAATTGCCAGCACCCACGTTGTAAACGAATGAGTAAAGAGCGCCGCGCATTGTTTCCGGTATATCGACTTTGATGTACGGGTTAATTTGTCTGGCGACCGTGGCAAGGTCTTTATTCAGGAGGGCTTTGCATTCTGCTTTGGTATACGTTTTACCGAGCATGATGTCTTTTCCTGTATGCCCGTGACATACAGTCCATACACCAACAATATCTTTGTATGGTATGTAGCTGACACCTTCCAGACCATCGTTACCACTTGGGCCAGTAATTAACACTGATGCTATAGCAATTGCTCCGCCACCAATAGCAGCAGCAACGGCTTTTCGTAATGATGGAGGCATTATTCACCTCTCGCAGCCTTGCGCTTATCTTCTTTAATCTTGAAATAAAGGTTTGTCAGGTACGTCAGCAGGCCAAATACCAGGCTACCCAGCACACCTATTGCTGCCCACTGTGAGGGCGTGACTTTATCGAGCAGCTGTAAAAACCAGTAACCGGCACTACCTGCTGAGGTGCCATAGGCGACACCCGTTGTTAACTTATCCATGGATTTCATAACCCCACCTCGCAGACAAAGCGGGTGTAAATTGAGGGAATACTACGAAACGTAACAGACTCGGAGTCAGTGAATAACTCAGGTATTGGGTTATCAGCTAATATCGAGACTCAAAAAATGGAAAAACCCGCTCGACGGCGGGTTTAAGCTGTGTGACGAAGTAACCACTCTTAACAGCATAACCAATTTTTTACGTACGTAAACCACTAAATGATATTTGCGAGAATGCTACCGAGTATTGAAAACACCACTACAAATACATAAGCAAATCCCAACAAATAACCAACAAATAATTTCCAGTGTTATTTTTAGCCGGTTTAAATTGAACCTTCAAATTATAGAGCACTTATAAATAACAGCCGTTAATATAAATTGGCTAATAGATTTATTTTTATTCAGCAAAGAGCCATGAATAGGATTCGATAGAAAAAAGTTCAGATAAAAATAGAGATCTACTTCACAAATCAAACGAGAAACCAAAACTTACATCTTGAAATAATCACATTGATTAGATGAATATTTATCGCGCAGTGACATCATTTTTTAATAATAGTTCAAAAAAAGGGCTCACGATGAAAAAATTAACAGTGGCAATTTCTGCTGTAGCTGCATCAGTACTGATGGCGATGTCTGCTCAGGCAGCTGAAATTTATAATAAAGACAGTAACAAGCTGGATCTGTACGGGAAAGTTAATGCTAAGCACTACTTCTCCTCTAATGATGCAGATGATGGTGATACTACTTATGCCCGTCTTGGCTTCAAAGGTGAAACCCAAATCAACGATCAACTGACTGGTTTCGGTCAGTGGGAATATGAATTCAAAGGCAACCGCGCTGAATCTCAAGGTTCCTCCAAAGATAAAACCCGTCTTGCCTTCGCTGGCCTGAAATTCGGTGACTACGGCTCCATCGATTACGGCCGTAACTACGGTGTAGCATACGACATCGGTGCGTGGACTGACGTCCTGCCAGAATTCGGTGGTGACACTTGGACTCAAACCGACGTGTTCATGACTCAACGTGCAACTGGTGTTGCAACCTATCGTAACAACGACTTCTTTGGTCTGGTTGATGGTCTGAACTTTGCTGCTCAGTACCAAGGCAAAAACGATCGTAGCGATTTCGATAACTACACTGAAGGTAACGGTGATGGCTTCGGTTTCTCTGCTACCTATGAATACGAAGGATTCGGTATCGGTGCAACTTATGCGAAATCTGATCGTACCGACACTCAAGTTAATGCAGGGAAAGTTCTTCCTGAAGTATTTGCTTCCGGTAAAAATGCAGAAGTTTGGGCCGCAGGTCTGAAATATGACGCTAACAACATTTACCTGGCCACTACCTATTCTGAAACCCAGAATATGACTGTATTTGCTGATCACTTCGTTGCTAATAAAGCCCAAAACTTCGAAGCTGTTGCACAATATCAGTTCGATTTCGGTCTGCGTCCGTCCGTTGCTTACCTGCAATCTAAAGGTAAGGATCTTGGAGTATGGGGCGATCAGGACTTAGTCAAATATGTTGATGTAGGTGCAACCTATTACTTCAACAAAAATATGTCTACTTTCGTTGATTACAAAATCAACCTGCTTGACAAAAATGACTTCACTAAAGCACTCGGTGTAAGCACTGATGACATCGTTGCTGTAGGTCTGGTTTACCAGTTCTAATCTGATTACGAAAAAGATATGTTGCGGGAGGCGTTGCCTCCCCAACATATAAGTGGCTCCCTCAAGCCACTTCCTTTAGAAGCACAACCTTGCTTCTAACTATATAAACCTTCTGTTATATATTACCCTTTATTTTTGGGGGCGTCTCAACGCCCCATTTTTAATAACTTTTAGTAAATAATTGGCATATTAATTAGAGTTATTAACAACGATATCCATCTCTAACCGGATATCTAATGCCATTAACATCCCTTCAATTATGCCCTCAGCCTTCTGTAACCTTTTCCCGATATAACCATCAGAGCAGCAATGCTTACCTGCCAGTGACATGAATGTCATACCGACTACATAATAATCTACTAATAAATCGTGCAAATCGCTGTTGTTCTTTTTCAGACGGGCCATGCACCCGCAAATAATCATCGCGTCATCGTCACAACATTGCGGGCGAGATTTTACTTTTGAAGTAATTAATCCCTTAAAACCGGCGGCAATGGACGACCAGGTCACATCTTCATGATTATTAGCCGCCCACGCTCCCCAACGCTCAAGAACCATCTGAATATCACGCATCAACTTACTCCACAAAAATCAGACCAGAACGCCAATTACAAGCAAAAATCAACAAAACAGTATTAGTTGATTGTTATCTCTGACTTCATACTCCTGCTCCTGTCAGGGTTTTGGCGTAATTCTTCAGTATTCGGTAATCGGTCAAAACAGAACTGGGGAAACGATATAAGCGCAGGCGCATCCAGCGGTGGCGAAGAAGTTCTGCCATATTAAACTCAAACATCATTCATTCCCCATTTCGGTGATGGTCAGTTCCAGCCTCCCACCTTTGGTAACAGGCATCTTCACAACGCGGTAATCAACGACCTGAGCATCATCCAGCCAGAAACCTGCTTTAGTGAGTGCGTCAAAAGCGGCTTTTTGCAGATTATCCAGGTCACGGCGACGGCGATCCGGCATGTGGCACTCAATGCGGATTTTCACAGGGATAGCCAGGCCGATATCCAGCATTGCGTTTTTAATGATTCTGGCGACGTTATCGCGGTATGCCTGCCCCTCTGCGCTGACGTGCGTGCGCCCGCGATTATGGCGGTAATAGCGATTATTGCTCGGAGGCCAGGGTAATGTGATGCTGTAGGTATTCACGCCTTAATAATCCCCTCTTTCAGCCACATAACCTGTGTTTTCGCCATACCTTCCAGCGCGCATTCTTTTGCATATGCAGCATCGACTTGCTTGGCATGCCCTTTACCGGCAATCTTCTGTATGCGCTAAACCTAGATAGAATCCACTCTGTGCTCATTGAAGCCCGCTCTATGCTTCCTTTCTGGTATTGAAGGGATTGAGATGGGCTAAGCATTATTGGCCTCCTGCATCAGGAGAAAGACAATCATGGCGGCGCGGAGAGGTCTGGTATCAAATATTGGGCTTACGCCTTTTGCATCCACACACCATTCAGTTAACTGGTCTAAGATAGAAATCCTGTATTTCTCAATAATCGGCCATGAAGCGCTCGGATCATTGCAGTAGTCAGGCAAATGATTTAATGGCTCAAAAGTTGTATCAGCATTTCCGTAATACCATTTGTTGGTGTTATTCCCTGATGTTTCCGGTTTACTTGCCCAAAGGCCTTTAAAAATTATGTCTCCTACCATTCTGTTAATTTCAAAATCACTTAACTGTGAATAATCCATTGTCATTTCCTCGCACGATATCTTAGCCACCGGATATCCCACAGGTGAGCTGTGTAATTGAAGGTTTTTACGTCAGATTCTTTTGGGATTGGCTTGCGTTTATTTCTGGAGCGTTTCGTTGGAAGGTATTTGCAGTTTTCGCAGATGATGTCGGTGAAACTTCGTCGCTGTCGCCTCATGCCGCCCTCCTGACGCCCTGCCCGATCGCCATCAATGCCGCTTTGGATACGGTAGTAAACATCCGTCGAGGACTGATGAACGGTCGCCAAATCAGCAGCATGGAGCCTTTGCTGTTTCCCTTCTTCTCCAACCCTGTCGATGGTTCGATAAAATTAATCCGTCCATCAGTGATAATGCGAACTTCGTCGACACTCTCCAGAGCCTTGCTGAACCATCCGACTGACATATCCTCTGGCACAAGCATAACTACCGTCTGTCGCTGTTGTATGCACTGCTCAGCGGCTTTTTCCACCCACGGCCTGATATTGCTGTACGGTGGGTTATTCCAGATTGCACCGTGGCTTACCCACTCAGAATTGAGCGCGTCGTCGGCCTCAGTTAGCCAGTGAGCACACAGAGCATTTTTGTCGCTCGCTGCCGAATCCAGCCAGAATCCAAACTCAATATCCAGTGCATCAAAAAGCCAAAGCGGCGTTTGCCAGCAGTCCTTGTCGTGTGCTGGCGTATTTGATTTGATTGTCATGCAGCCCGATCTCCCCATCTCGCTTTCCACTCCAGAGCCAGTCTCGCTTCGTCTGACCACTTAACGCCACGCTCTGTACCGAATGCCTGTATAAGCTCTAATAGCTCCGCAAATTCGCCTACACGCATCCTGCTGGTTGACTGGCCTATTACCACAAAGCCATTCCCGGCAAGGTTAGGAACAACATCCTGCTGCTTTAATGCTGCGGTAAACACACACTTCCAGCTTTCTGCATCCAGCCAGCGACCATGCCATTCAACCTGACGAGAGACGTCACCTAAGCAGGCCCATAGCTTCCTGTTTTGGTCTAAGCTGCGGTTGCGTTCCTGAATGGTTACTACGATTGGTTTGGTTGGGTCTGGAAGGATTTGCTGTACTGCGTGAATAGCGTTTTGCTGATGTGCTGGAGATCGAATTTCAAAGGTTAGTTTTTTCATGACTTCCCTCTCCCCCAAATAAAAAGGCCTGCGATTACCAGCAGGCCTGTTATTAGCTCAGTAATGTAGATGGTCATCTTTTAACTCCATATACCGCCAATACCCGTTTCATCGCGGCACTCTGGCGACACTCCTTAAAAATCAGGTTCGTGCTCATCTTTCCTTCCCGTTCTTCCTTGGTAGCAAACCGGTAATACACCGTTCGCCAGACCTTACCTTCGATAACCAGAAGACCTGCCCGTGCCATTTTAGCCGCGGCCTGATTTATGCTGGTTACTGTTGCGCCTGTTAGCGCGGCAACGTCCGGCGCACAGAAGCTATTATGCGTCCCCAGGTAATGAATAATTGCCTCTTTGCCCGTCATACACTTGCTCCTTTCAGTCCGAACTTAGCTTTGAGTTCTGCGATCTTCGCCAGAGCCTGTGCACGATTTAGAGGTCTACCGCCCATGACAGGAAGTTGTTTTACTGGTTCAGGGATCGCCTCACCACGGTTAATTCTCGCAGTCATATGGACAAGCTCATCTGCGGCCTTACGGCGTAATTCCGCATCAGTAAGCGCATTGGCCCGCATGTTCTGATACAGGTTGGTAACCAGCCAGTAGTGCGCGTTTGATTTCCACGGATAAGACTCCGCATCCGGATACAGGCCTCGCTTCCGGCAATACTCGTAAACCATATCAACCAGCTCGCTGACGTTTGGCAGCCCGGCGTTAACGGATGCTTCTTCCCGGCACCAGGCGACAAACTGCCCGGGTGATGGCAGGAATGGTCGATTCTGCCGACGGGCTACGCGCATTCCTGCGTTAACCTGTTCCATTGTGGTGATCCCGTTTTCCCGGAAAGCCAGAACCCACTGGCGGCGGATTTCGTTCAGTTCATTCTGGTCACGGTTAGCCAGGCTCGCCGGGAAAGTTGCCAGTAACTGGCTGAACACACCGTTGATGATCTGCGCTACCTGCTGTACCTGCGGCTTTTCGTCGTACTGTTCCGGCATGTTGTTGGCGATCCGACGCATCTGCTCACGGTCAAAGTTAACCATCTGTGCGGCGATGTTTTTCATAAATCCACCCCGTAAATCCAGTCAGTGTTTGTCAGGTCGAGTTTTGGTTTTCTGGCTGTCACGCCAGCCTGTTGCTTGTTACGGTTGATTTCGAGCTGGGTCCACTTGTCGCGGAGTTTAGCCGGACTCAGCACGTTACCGGACCAGAAGTTGTCCTGGCATGCCCAGCGGAACAGTACACACATGTCGCGGTGGTTACGTCCGTCACGTTCACGCATCAGGCGGATATCGTTAGCCCACCCAGCAAAATTCGGTTTTCTGGCTGATGGTGCGATAGTCTTCACCATGTCAAACATCCACTCTGCGGCGGTCAGGTCTTCTGCTGTCCCCCACTTGCTGCCGCTCTGAATTGCAGCATCCGGTTTAACCACAGAAAGATCGTTTTCTGGCTGGTCAGAGGATTCGCCAGAATTCTCGGACGAATAATCTTTTCTTTTTTCTTTTGTAATAGTGTCTTTTGTGTCCCCCTGTTTTGAGGGATAGCAATCCCCCAATTTGAGGGATGTTTTATCCCTCGTTTTAGGGGATTTTCCCTCGTTTTGAGGGATACACCATTCTGAGATGTTTTTATTTGGTCCAAACATGCCGCCTTGCTGCTTGATAATATTCATTCTGACGAGTTCTAACTTGGCTTCATTGCACCGTTTGACAGGTAACTTTGTAATCTCGCTAAGTTGAGAATCGGTGATTCTGTCCATTGGTTTATTCCACCCATAGGTTTTACGCAGAATGGCAAGCAGCACTTTAAACTGTCGCTTGGTCAGATCTGCGCCTGAATAAGCCTCAAGCAGCATATTTGATAGTCTGGCGTAACCATCATCGAGATCTGCCACATTACGCTCCTGTCCGGCAAAGTTACCTCTGCCGAAGTTGAGTATTTTTGCTGTATTTGTCATAATGACTCCTGTTGATAGATCCAGTAATGACCTCAGAATTCCATCTGGATTTGATTAGAACGCTCGGTCTTGCACACCGGGCGTTTTTTATTGGTGATTTCATCAAGCGCATACTTAAAAGCTCTGCTAATCGGACTGATGTCTGATGCCATGCCAAAAGCACACAAGACCGAAGCTATAAACCTCCAGTCTGTTCTGCTTATCTTCGATTCATGACAGCCAATCATCTTTGCCAGACCGCGCTGAGTAAGCGTTGACAGGTTGATAAGTAAATCTGTTTCTGCGCGATCAACGTCGCGCTGTGATAGTTTGCTGTAATTTGTTTGTTCCATTTCTTACTATTTCCATAGGTAAATAATCACTAATACGCATCTTTCGATGAGTTCTTAATTAGTTACCGCGTTGTCGGCGGTGCAGATTGATAAAGAGCGGTGTTACTTATGCTGCCAGAAGGTTCTTTTTGCTTATTTCAAGCATTTCGCTTGCTTGATATTTGCCACCAGAAATCTCTTCGATTTTTGATGCGTATTTCGTTTTCCCAAAAAACTCAGTCTTAGGGAGGAAGCCGTTTTTGAGCCACTTATAGACAGCCCTTTCGCTAACTCCACAAGCCTTCGCAACTTCAGGGATGCCGACACCTTTAATCGGCTCATCAAGATTTTGCATAGGAATGTCCTTTTTCGTACTTTCAGTACGCATTATGGTTGAACTGAAAGTTTTTGCAAGTGCTTTAGTATCGTACTCATGGTTCAGAATGAAAAAGTGCGCAAAGAATTCGCCCAGCGGCTAGCGCAAGCCTGTAAAGAAGCTGGTCTTGATGAACATGGTAGGGGAATGGCCATAGCCCGTGCCCTTTCTCTTTCGTCCAAAGGCGTTAGCAAATGGTTTAATGCTGAGTCTTTACCACGCCAGGAAAAAATGAATGCGCTTGCGAAATTTCTAAACGTTGATGTTATTTGGCTTCAGCACGGCACTTCGTTAAATGGAGCGAATGATGAAGATACTTTTTCAATTGTTGGCAAATTAAAAAAAGGGTTAGTGCGCGTGGTTGGTGAGGCAATTCTTGGTGTTGATGGTGCCATCGAGATGACCGAAGAGCGCGATGGGTGGCTCAAGATTTATAGCGATGATCCAGATGCCTTTGGTCTTCGTGTAAAAGGAGACAGCATGTGGCCCAGAATAAAATCAGGAGAATATGTACTCATTGAGCCTAACACCAAAGTATTCCCAGGTGATGAGGTGTTTGTCAGAACCATTGAAGGGCACAACATGATCAAGGTTCTTGGCTATGACAGAGACGGAGAATACCAATTTACAAGCATCAACCAAGACCACAGGCCAATAACGTTGCCTTATCATCAAGTAGCAAAGGTGGAGTATGTAGCTGGTATTCTGAAGCAATCTCGCCACCTAGATGACATCGAGGCCAGGGAATGGCTGAAAAGTTCATGACTTCATCATCACATAGCTAGTAACCAGTACGTTTGGATGGTGGTGAGAAACACACTGCAAGCAAACAGAAACATGGATATTAAAATATTAGCTTAACACAGCAAATCGAAAGAAACAGCGAGGGCTCGGATGTCCCAAGAATTATCTTTAACCTTTACCGAAAACATATATTATTCAACTAAAGAACCTGTAAGCATCAAAGATGTGATTACCTCCCTTCAAGGGTGGGAGGCCATCGCAAAACAATCAGAAGGTGTTTTGCAGGAACTGACAGGGGCTAATATCCTTGATATATCGGTGCATGTTGCGCGATTAGAAGCAGGAAGCCTTTATGAAGATATTGTTATTAAACTCCTCTTTGGTAGCCAAGAAGAAATGGACAAGTTTCTTGCTGGCGCTCATGCAAAGATCGGAAATGGGAAAATGAGAAACGCTCTCGTTGGTGCTGTTGTTATTGGTCTGGTTGGATATGGCTTAGTTCTAGCAACTAAGGCTATGGCTCCAAGCAACACCTCCCACTTTGAAGCAAATAACAATACAATCATCAATATTGGTGCCGGTGAGGCTAATATTTCACCTGACCGTCTTCAAGCAATCATAGAAAGCACGGTAACCAATAAGAAGACTCTTGCCAAAAGTTCCATTAAGACGCTTGCCCCAGCTAGGGCAGACGAAGGATCTACGATGGTCATAGGTACAGGGGGTGGTACAGTGACCATTCCCGCTGAAACCATTAAAAAAGCCCCAACTGAAGTTGTCTTCACACCAGAGTCATATACTCAGGATCATTTTGATGTTGATGTTGAAATCCGTGCATTAGACCTCGACAATCCAGAGAAAGGTTGGGCTGCTGTTATCCCTGGATTAATAGATCGAAGAGTAAATATGGTTCTTGGCCCCAACGTAAACCCATCAGATTTTGCAGGTAAATTTGCTGTACGTGCTGATATAACAATAACGTACCAGCTCAAATCATCAGATAAAAAATACCAACCGAAAGAAGTCTTTATAAAAGAAATAATCAAATAATTATACCCGGCCTCAGCGCCGGTTTTTCTTTTCCTCACGATCGTCTACCTTATTTAACATCCGCACATGTGCTAACCCACGAACTAACACGCCAGCAAACAATTCTTTCTCTCCTACTGACCAATCTTCAATCTTTACAAAAATAAACTCCTTTACATATCAAAAACATATCCCATTAAGTTAATGAACCACAAACAATTCGTACTTATAGTTCTTGATAATATCGAACTATTGGTTCATTATCATCACCATCAGCAGGACGCTGGCAGCCAAACGGAACAGATTGGCAGGCTCTTTAACTTCGATGATGCGCTGACAAAGCGCGAACAGATACCAAACGAGATGGGTTTGGGGTGATGTGAATTGCAGCAGTAACGACAGCAACCAGAAGATCAGCATCTGGCGCATCACCACCAAAGCCATTTCACATGAGGAAAACATCATGACGGTAATCGTGTACGGAAAATCAACATTTGCAGGAAATGCCAAAACTCGCCGTCATGAGCGGCGCAGAAAGCTGGCCATCGAGCGTGATTCCATCTGCAACATCATCGATTCGATCTTCGGCACAGACAGTGAGGAACCTGTTCAGGAAGACCCGAGAAAGCGGTTAAGCCTTTCTGAAAAAGCAATATCACTCGGAAGCCTTCGCTGCAAGAAAGTAGATGAATGCAGTGGAAGTGTTTGCCTGCCAAACGTAGCTATTTACGCGGCAGGCTACCGGAAATCAAAACAACTGACGGCGAGATGATAAATTCATTTGCTAATTACTTGTTTTTGCCATGCTTATCCTGAGCGATAAGTTCATCCATAAGGCTGTCTGCCTTCCCGGCAAACCGAATGTAGCACTCATGTCTATAGCTTTCAGGAATAACAAAACGGTCGGTATCAGGATATCCAACAGCAGGAGGCCTTCGAACGAGGAGTCCTTTTTTGAGCAATGAAATTGATTCATGAGCTCCCTTTTCCGTTTGTAGCTGGTTATTAGCGGCTACAGCGAATGCCAAATACGCTCTTTCTCCAAGAGTTAATGAATCAAACAAATCTTGCACATATTTTTCTTCTTTAGATTTTCGCTTCTGAGCAGCGGATACCTCAATTCTTTCAGTCACAGCGTGATAAGCGGAATTAACAACGCCGTTAAGCACATAGCTAACGCAAAACAACAGGATGTAATACATCCAGTAATGAGGAAGGATTTCTGGATTATGCAGGTTTATCCATTCTTTTACGCTTACCGGCATAACAATAATCAATATGATCAGGATGATTAGCATATGAATCAACTGTTTAAGTGTCATTCCTTGCAGGAAAAAATGCATTAGTTCCTGCCACCATGAGTTGTTCATCGGCGTTTCTCTTTTGCTCTCTGTAGGGGTGAATAGAGTTTATCCGATTTCTCGCTGTAGGGGTACATGAGAACCACCGAGCCTGATGTGGTTAAAAGACAGGCACAATCTTTACTACCGCAATCCACTATTTAAGGTGATATATGGAAGAAGAATTTGAAGAGTTCGAAGAGCATCCTCAGGATGTGATGGAACAATACCAGGACTATCCGTATGACTACGACTATTGATAAAAATCAATGGTGTGGACAATTCAAGCGATGTAATGGATGCAAGCTGCAATCGGAATGCATGGTTAAGCCTGAAGAAATGTTTCCTGTAATGGAAGATGGGAAATATGTCGATAAATGGGCAATACGAACGACGGCAATGATTGCCAGAGAACTTGACAAACAGAACAACAAAGCTGCCTGATAGTGGCCTTTATTTTTGGCATAAATAACAGAATAAACACTGCACTGTGTATTCATTCCAACGAGTGAATACACGGAGCAATGTCGCTCGTAACTAAACAGGAGCCGACTTGTTCTGATTATTGGAAATCTTCTTTGCCCTCCAATGTGAGGGCGATTTTTTATCTGTGAGGATATGAACAGATGTCAAACATCAAAAAATACATCATTGATTACGACTGGAAAGCATCAATAGAAATTGAAATCGACCATGACGTAATGACAGAGGAAAAACTTCACCAGATTAATAATTTCTGGTCAGACTCTGAATACCGACTCAATAAACACGGCTCTTTATTAAATGCTGTATTAATCATGCTGGCGCAACATGCTCTGCTTATAGCAATTTCGAAAGACTTAAATGCATATGGTGTTGTTTGTGAGTTCGACTGGGATGATGGAAATGGTCAGGAAGGATGGCCTCCAATGGATGGAGGTGAAGGAATAAGAATTACCGATATCGATACATCAGGAATATTTGATTCAGATGATATGACTATCAAGGCCGTCTGAGTGCGGTTTTACCGCATACCAATAACGCTTCACTCGAGGCGTTTTTCGTTATGTATAAATAAGGAGCACACCATGCAATATGCCATTGCAGGGTGGCCTGTTGCTGGCTGCCCTTCCGAATCTTTACTTGAACGAATCACCCGTAAATTACGTGACGGATGGAAACGCCTTATCGACATACTTAATCAGCCAGGAGTCCCAAAGAATGGATCAAACACTTATGGCTATCCAGACTAAATTCACTATCGCCACTTTTATTGGCGATGAAAAGATGTTTCGTGAAGCCGTCGACGCTTATAAAAAATGGATATTAATGCTGAAATTGAGATCAAGCAAAAGCATTCACTAACCCCCTTTCCTGTTTTCCTAATCAGCCTGGCATTTCGCGGGCGATATTTTCACAGCTATTTCAGGAGTTCAGCCATGAACGCTTATTACATTCAGGATCGTCTTGAGGCTCAGAGCTGGGCGCGTCACTACCAGCAGATCGCCCGTGAAGAGAAAGAGGCAGAACTGGCAGACGACATGGAAAAAGGCCTGCCCCAGCACCTGTTTGAATCGCTATGCATCGATCATTTGCAACGCCACGGGGCCAGCAAAAAAGCCATTACCCGTGCGTTTGATGACGATGTTGAGTTTCAGGAGCGCATGGCAGAACACATCCGGTACATGGTTGAAACCATTGCTCACCACCAGGTTGATATTGATTCAGAGGTATAAAACGGATGAGTACAGCACTCGCAACGCTGGCTGGGAAGCTGGCTGAACGTGTCGGCATGGATTCTGTCGACCCACAGGAACTGATCACCACTCTTCGCCAGACGGCATTTAAAGGTGATGCCAGCGATGCGCAGTTCATCGCATTGTTGATCGTCGCCAACCAGTACGGCCTTAATCCGTGGACGAAAGAAATTTACGCCTTCCCTGACAAGCAGAACGGCATCGTTCCGGTGGTGGGCGTTGATGGCTGGTCCCGTATCATCAATGAAAACCAGCAGTTTGATGGTATGGACTTTGAGCAGGACAATGAATCCTGCACATGCCGGATTTACCGCAAGGACCGCAATCATCCGATCTGCGTTACCGAGTGGATGGATGAATGCCGCCGCGAACCATTCAAAACCCGCGAAGGCAGAGAAATCACGGGGCCGTGGCAGTCGCATCCCAAACGGATGTTACGTCATAAAGCCATGATTCAGTGTGCCCGTCTGGCCTTCGGATTTGCTGGTATCTATGACAAGGATGAAGCCGAGCGCATTGTCGAAAATACCGCATACACTGCAGAACGTCAGCCGGAACGCGACATCACTCCGGTTAACGATGAAACCATGCAGGAGATTAACACTCTGCTGATTGCCCTGGATAAAACATGGGATGACGACTTATTGCCGCTCTGTTCCCAGATATTTCGCCGCGACATTCGCGCATCGTCAGAACTGACACAGGCCGAAGCAGTGAAAGCTCTCGGATTCCTGAAACAGAAAGCCACTGAGCAGAAGGTGGCAGCATGACACCGGACATTATCCTGCAGCGTACCGGGATCGACGTGAGAGCTGTCGAACAGGGGGATGATGCATGGCACAAATTACGGCTCGGCGTCATCACCGCTTCAGAAGTTCACAACGTGATAGCAAAGCCCCGCTCAGGAAAGAAGTGGCCTGACATGAAAATGTCCTACTTCCACACCCTGCTTGCCGAGGTTTGCACCGGTGTGGCTCCGGAAGTTAACGCTAAAGCACTGGCCTGGGGAAAACAGTACGAGAACGACGCCAGAGCCCTGTTTGAGTTTACTTCCGGCGTGAATGTTACTGAATCCCCGATCATCTATCGCGACGAAAGTATGCGCACCGCCTGCTCTCCCGATGGTTTATGCAGTGACGGCAACGGCCTTGAGCTGAAATGCCCGTTTACCTCCCGGGATTTCATGAAGTTCCGGCTCGGTGGTTTCGAGGCCATAAAGTCGGCTTACATGGCCCAGGTGCAGTACAGCATGTGGGTGACACGAAAAGATGCCTGGTACTTTGCCAACTATGACCCACGAATGAAGCGTGAAGGCCTGCATTATGTCGTGGTTGAGCGGGATGAAAATTACATGGCGAGTTTTGACGAGATGGTGCCGGAGTTCATCGAAAAAATGGACGAGGCACTGGCTGAAATTGGTTTTGTATTTGGGGAACAATGGCGATGAAGCATCCTCACGATAATATCCGGGTAGGTGCGATCACTTTCGTCTACTCCGTTACAAAGCGAGGCTGGGTATTTCCCGGCCTTTCTGTTACCCGAAATCCACTGAAAGCACAGCGGCTGGCTGAGGAGATAAATAATAAACGGGGAGCTGTATGCACAAAGCATCTCCTGTTGAGTTAAGAACGAGCATTGAGATGGCACATAGCCTCGCTCAAATTGGAGTCAGGTTTGTGCCAATACCAGTAGAAACAGACGAAGAATTTCATACGTTAGCCGCATCCCTTTCACAAAAGCTGGAAATGATGGTGGCGAAAGCAGAAGCAGATGAGAGAGACCAGGTATGACAACCACTGAATGCATTTTTCTGGCAGCGGGCTTCATATTCTGTGTGCTTATGCTTGCCGACATGGGACTTGTTCAATGACACATCAGCAAGAAAACGCCCTTCGCAGTATTGCCCGTCAGGCTAATTCTGAAATCAAAAAAGCCAGACAGCAGTTTCCGGATAAAAACGTCGATGACATTTGCCGTAGCGTACTAAAGAAGCACCGCGAAACGGTAACGCTGATGGGATTCACACCGACTCATTTAAGCCTGGCGATCGGCATGTTGAACGGCGTCTTTAAGGAACGATGAACATGAAAAGCAAAATCATCAGGGAGCTACAGGCTCCTTTTTTATTATTCGCATTTACCCTCAAGCGTATTAACCAACAATTCAGGGATTAATGAAAGATGGCAGACATCATTGATTCAGCATCAGAAATCGAAGAATTACAGCGCAATACAGCAATAAAAATGCGTCGTCTGAACTACCAGACTGTATCCGCAACTCATTGTTGTGAGTGTGGCGATCCGATAGATGAGCGAAGACGCCTAGCTGTTCAGGGTTGTCGGACTTGTGCAAGTTGCCAGGAGGAGATCGAACTTAAGAACAAACAATGGGGACTGTGATGGCCTCAAAGCAGCAAATTTCAACATCGTCCAACTGGGGTGTAAAAATGTTCAGAATCATTTTTCCTAACACCTGGTACGTCGACCACCACGGCACTCCCTGCAAAATCCTGCGTTCTACCCACAACAAAGTTCACTACATCCGAAAAGGCAGAACATGTATCGCCAGCATGTTCCGCTTTAATCATGACTTTGAACCTGTGAATAAAGCTGATGCAGATCGGATAGCAGAAGAGATCGAAACGGCAGAACACATTAAGAAGTTACGTGACATGCGTTCAAAAAGCAGAGGTAACCATGGAATCATACAGCCTCACACTCGATGAGGCCTGTCAGTTTCTTAAGATATCCAGACCAACCGCCACCAACTGGATACGAACAGGCCGCCTACAGGCAACACGTAAAGATCCAACCAAGCCAAAATCTCCTTACCTCACAACACGGCAAGCCTGCATTGCGGCGCTTCAGTCTCCGCTGCATACTGTCCAGGTGAACGCGGGTGATGGCATAACAGAGGAAAGAAAATGTCACTCTTCCGCAGAAGTGAAATATGGTACGCCAGTTTCACATTGCCGAACGGTAAAAGATTTAAACAGTCTCTTGGAACAAAGGACAAAAGGCAGGCGACAGAGCTCCATGACAAGCTAAAGGCTGAAGCATGGCGGGTCAGCAAACTTGGTGAAATACCTGATATGACGTTTGAGGAAGCGTGTGTCAGGTGGCTCGAAGAGAAAGCACATAAGAAATCACTGGACGATGACAAAAGCCGGATCGGATTCTGGCTTCAACATTTCGCAGGGATGCAACTAAGAGACATCACTGAATCAAAAATTTATTCAGCAATGCAGAAAATGACGAACCGGCGTCATGAGGAAAACTGGAAACTCAGGGCAGAAGCATGCAGAAAAAAAGGGAAACCTGTTCCAGAATACACGCCAAAACCAGCGTCCGTTGCAACGAAGGCTACGCATCTTTCATTTATAAAGGCCCTACTAAGAGCCGCAGAGCGTGAATGGAAAATGCTGGATAAGGCACCAATTATTAAAGTGCCTCAACCAAAGAATAAACGGATCCGCTGGCTGGAGCCCCATGAAGCACAAAGGCTGATTGATGAATGTCCGGAGCCATTAAAGTCTGTTGTTGAATTTGCACTGGCAACAGGCTTAAGACGCTCGAACATCATCAACCTTGAATGGCAACAAATAGATATGCAGCGCCGGGTGGCATGGATAAACCCGGAAGAGAGTAAATCAAACCGCGCAATTGGCGTTGCGCTGAATGATACTGCATGTCGCGTATTGAAAAAACAAATCGGGAATCATCACCGTTGGGTATTTGTGTACAAGGAAAGCTGTACCAAACCAGACGGAACGAAAGCGCCAACAGTAAGGAAGATGCGGTATGACGCAAACACAGCCTGGAAAGCGGCGCTGAGACGGGCTGGTATTGATGATTTCAGATTTCACGACTTGAGACACACCTGGGCAAGTTGGCTGGTTCAAGCCGGAGTCCCGTTGTCAGTGTTACAGGAAATGGGAGGCTGGGAGTCTATCGAAATGGTTCGTCGATATGCTCACCTTGCACCTAATCACCTTACCGAACACGCACGGCAAATAGACTCGATCCTGAACCCATCGGTCCCAAATTTGTCCCAGTCAAAAAATAAGGAAGGTACTAATGATGTGTAACTTATTGATTTAAATGGTGCCGATAATAGGAGTCGAACCTACGACCTTCGCATTACGAATGCGCTGCTCTACCAACTGAGCTATATCGGCCCTGAAAGGACATGTTCACGAACGTGAATCACGGTGGGCAAGGTTAAAACTAACCGGGCGATGCGTCAATGGCCTTGTGAATCAAATGGCTACTTTTGCATCACCCGGTTTTATTTACGCACGAATGGTGTAATCACCAATGCCGATCCACTTGTAAGTGGTCAGTGCTTCCAGCCCCATTGGGCCACGCGCGTGGAGTTTTTGTGTGCTTACCGCCACTTCCGCACCCAGACCAAACTGGCCGCCGTCGGTAAAACGCGTAGAGGCGTTAACGTAAACAGCGGACGAATCCACTTCGTTAACAAAACGCTGGGCGTTGCGCATATCGCGGGTCAGGATCGCATCGGAGTGTTGTGTGCCGTGTTCACGAATATGGGCGATGGCATCGTCAAGATCGCTGACGATTTTGACGTTCAAATCTAATGACAGAAACTCATCGTCATACTCTTCGGCTTTAACAGCAACCACCTTCGCAGGGCCTGCCTGCAACTGCGCCAGTGCAGCTGCATCTGCGTGTAATGTCACGCCGCTTTCCGCCATTTGTTTGCTTAATGCGGGCAGGAAGCTATCGGCGATGTTTTTATTCACCAGCAACGTTTCAACCGTATTACATGTGCTCGGACGCTGAGTTTTCGCGTTGACGATCACTTTTAATGCTTCAGCGATCTCTACACTTTCATCAACGTAAATATGGCATACGCCTATACCACCTGTGATCACCGGGATTGTCGACTGTTCACGGCACAGTTTATGCAAACCAGCGCCACCACGCGGGATCAGCATGTCGATGTATTTATCCATACGCAGCATTTCACTGACCAGCGCACGGTCAGGATTATCAATCGCCTGCACGGCACCCGCCGGTAAGCCGCAGGATTTCAGGGCGTCCTGAATCACCGCCACCGTTGCAGCGTTAGTGCGACACGTTTCTTTGCCACCGCGCAGGATCACCGCATTACCGGTTTTCAGGCACAGCGAAGCGACATCAACCGTCACGTTCGGGCGCGCTTCATAAATCACGCCAATAACCCCCAGCGGTACGCGACGACGCTCAAGACGCAGGCCGCTGTCCAGTACGCCGCCATCGATTACCTGCCCCACCGGATCGGCGAGGTTGCACACCTGACGTACATCGTCGGCAATGCCTTTCAGCCGTGCGGGCGTCAGTGCCAGACGGTCAAGCATCGCTTCGCTAAGGCCATTGGCTCGCGCGTCAGCAACATCCTGGGCGTTAGCGTTGAGGATGATTTCGCTTTGTGCTTCCAGTTCATCGGCGATTTTTTCCAGCACGCGATTTTTTTCGCGGCTGGAGAGTTGCGCTAATTTATACGAGGCTTGCTTCGCGGCAATGCCCATTTGTTCCAGCAT